CAAATAAACCCAACCATCAATCGTAAAGTCGCCCGTGCCAAGTTGCAGTTGCGGGTTGTCAATAGCCGTCAACCAATCCCCAGTCCCGTCAAACCTCATGCTTGTGGGAGACCACTTAGACTGCGTGGTTGACGCCTGAGCATCTCCAACTGTAATCACATTGTTCTGCACCGCAGCGTCGTAGATCCCCGCGTTGGTGAAGTTGAGCAGTAGACTGGTGTTGGTGATGTTTGTTACGGGAGCAGTCGGTGGGGTAAAAGCTGCGGTGTAGACGGCTGTACCTTTAACAACTCTAAAATTAGAGATGTAGCCTATCATTTGATAGCCGTTCAAGTAATACCCGGCAATTACAAAATTTGTCGTTGCTGTGTAATTTGTTGTATCGCTAGCTACTGCGGTATAGCCCACTCCATCAACGTAAAGAGTTAGATTGTTAGAAGAATTTCTAACTAAAGCAATGTGGACCCAAGTACTTGCTTTTATTGTCCCAGAAGCGATTCCAGTTACCTGACTTGATGTACCATACCCTACTTGGAAAGCTCCCGTTGCATAAGACAAGGCCAGCCCTGCCGTTGCTGGAAAATTACTTGCCGCGACCTGCCACAATCCGCTATTAGTAGGAACCGTGGGAAAGTAAAACCAACCTTCTATGGTAAAAGTTCCTGTGCCAAACTGAAACGCTGTTGCGCTTGAGGTAGACAAATAATCGGCTGAAGCATTATTAAAATATGCACTCCCACCATACGTTGCAGCAGCATACGGGGCGGCCGGTGAGAACGGCTGGAATGCTTGGACGCGAGGAGTGCCGGCAATCGTCAAAGCATAGTTATTGGCGCTATTGTCAATAAACCTATTGCTCTGGCAGGTAAGAATCTTTGTAGTGCCAGAAGAAGGAGATGACGTTAAAGGTGACGTTGGCGGGGTAAAGTTTGGTACTGTAGTTGATGTGCCCGAATAAAGAGCCGCACCAATTACATACCTAAAGTTGCTAATGTAGCCATTAAAGTATGTCCCTGGAGTGCTGGTATCCCAACGTCGGCCAATAAATAAACCAGCCCCGCCAGTGGTTCGCCAAGATGCTACTGAACCTGAAGCGATGGACACTCCGTTTGCGTATATTCTTGCGGTTGTTCCTGTATAAACATAAGCTAAGTGATACCAATTTCCTACCACTAAATTTGTTGAAGATTGAATGGCAGTCCATGCAGAACCGTCAAAATACCCAAACCAAGGCGTTGCTCCGGTAGCCCCACCGTTTCCTGTTCCCATTCCAAGAACAAATAATATCCCTGAACTATTAGTAGTGGATGCAATCGCTACACTACTAAAAGAAGTGAAGTTAGCCCACAACTCAATAGTGAATGGCGTGGTTGACGTAGGCAATGCCATTGATTGCGATGTCGAAACCGAATCTGTGCTGCCATTGAAGTAGTTACTCCACTGCCCATTAGGCCAATACGGAGTCACAGATCCCTGCGTCGGGGTGCCGTTGCGGGTGATGGTGAAGCCAACCCCTCCATTTGCAGTTCCGGAATCTAAGAACGTGTTGTTCTGCTGCCCGTTAGTGCTAGTTGTCTCTAGCAGCAGTGGGACGTCCTGAAATAACGAAGGGGGGGCAGGAGCAGCAGCCTGCCCTGATTTAGACGCAGCAAACATTAGTAGTTCTGCCCAATAGTTGCCCCAAACCAGCTAGTGCCGTCTGAGAAAAAGCTAAAAATATCTCGCTTGCCTGACCCTGTGCTGATCGTCGGAGCCGTCGCAGAGGGCCACACAACCGTCGTCCAAGTAACCGTTCTCGGCGTCGAATCTTGCGTCAGAATCAAGATAAAGCTCTTGCCAGCAACAGCAGTAGGTGTCGTGATCGTTGCGTTGCCACCAGAGATCGTAAACCGTTGGAAGGTACCGTTGGTCAAGTTAATCGTTGCCGACGTCCCGGCAGTGTTAACAAATGGGGTTTCGACGTAATTGGTTACCGTTGGGTTGGTCAGCGCAGGCGCATTGTTAAACACAACCAGCCCAGTGCCGGTCTCGTCAGTCAGTGCTGAAGACAAATTGGCGCTTGACGGAGTGCCCAAGAATGTAGCGACGTTAGTTGCCAACCCATCTACGCCAGTTGAAATAGGCAATCCCGTTGCGTTGGTCAATGTGCCGCTTGTTGGAGTCCCAAGCGCCCCACCATTGACTACAAAAGCTCCGGCAGAGCCCGTATTGACTCCCAGCGCCGTCACAACCCCGGTCCCGGTCGTAACGGTTGCCGGAGGATTCCCAGCACCACCGCCAACAACAAGAGAGTTTGCCGCAAGAGCCGAGCTGGTCGCCCAGGTCGTACCGCTTGAGAAGTAGGGAACACCGCCGCTGGTACCCGCAACAGTTAGGGCCAAAGTCCCAGATGAGGTAATCGGCGAGCCTGTAACAGAAACAATCCCGCCGGTAAACGATTGCGCCACCGAGGACACAGAGCCGGCAAGCGCCACCGTGTTCCAATACGACGTCTGGGTTGCTGGGTTCTGATTGGTACCGTTCTGGATAGAGATGTAGCTCGAGCCGTTGTAATAAACCACATCGTTTACTACATAGGCCGTTGCCCCCGACCAGGTCCCCTTCCAGGAAAACCCTACCGAATAAGCGAGGCTGTTCCATGCGGTTGAGCCAGTACCTACCTTGAACCGGTTCGTGTCCGTCTCAACGCCAACCTCACCAACAGCAAGCGTCGGATTGGCAGAGGTCCACTGCGCGGCAGTACCATTTCTAAGTTGTATCTGAACGGCCATTATGGCGTCCCTCCGTCAATTGCGGTAATCCCGCCATAGTTACTAGTTGGCGTTCCACCGTCAAGGTTTGGACTACCGCCCCCTCCGCCGCTTGCCGTAGCCCAGGACAGGATGCCGGTGCCATCGGTTGATAAAAACTGACCGCTTGTTCCATAAACTGCCGGCATCGTGAATAACCGATTAGCAGTAACAGTAGCCGGCGCCCTAAGAGCAACATAATTACTGCTATCCGAATCAGCAAGCCGAATTTGACCCTGAGCCCCTAATTGTACGTTAGAGCCGTCCCAAGTTAGGTTGTTAGACCCGCCAAATGTATTGGAACTATTAAACTGAATCTGAGTGTCAGCCCCGCCCGGAGGAGTAACGCTAGTCGGCGTAATCCATGAAAGAGATGAGGCCCCGTTCGTTGAAAGAACCTGGCCGTTTGACCCATCAGCAGCAGGAAGCGTCCAAGTGACATCAGTGCCGACCGTAGACGGGGCCCTAAACGCCACATAGTTGCTGTTGTCCCCGTCACCAAACCGGACCGCGCCCTGGTTACCAATCCGAATGCTGGCACCGTTCCAGGTAAAGTTTGCGGAGCCACCAAACGCACCAGAGTTATTAAACTGGACCTGGGTATCCGATCCGCCAGGGGTCCCGCCGCCACCGCCAGCGTAACTTGGGATATTCAGCGTAGTCCCGTTAAAGGTAGCCGCGCCGCTTGTCCCAGTCGTCGTAAGCGTGATCGGCGCCTGATAATCCGTGTTAGACGTAGCCGCGCTAATTGCCGTCCCGTTGCCCTTTAAAAGCCCCGTTACGGTCGTGGATAGGGTAATAGCAGGGGTAGACGTAGAATTCGCTACAGTGCCCGCTAGGCCGTTTGCAGAGGCAACAGAGACCGACTGAACCGTCCCAAGCCGTCCCGTATCCCAGGAGACGTTTGATCCGTCAGTCGTTAAAAACTTGCCGCTGTTTGACGTTTGCGACGGCAGAAGGGCATTGATTGCATCAGCCGCGGTAGTCTGCCCAGTCCCACCCTGACCGATCGGAAGCGTTCCAGAGGTGACTTGAGACGCCGAAATCGCAATGTTTACGTTCGATGCGCCGGTAATTTGCCCTTGAGCGTTAACCGCCACCTGAGGAACCGCTGATGCAGAACCATAAGTCCCCGAAGCAACACCGCTATTAGTGATGCTGAATTGATTTGTGCCAGAAAGACTTAGCCCCGTACCGGCAGAGTAGACCGCACTACCCGCTCCGAACTGGACAAAAACAATGCTCGTGGTGCCCATCGTAATCGGCTGCAGCGCCGTCTGCACCCACGAGGTATTTGCGTTCGTGGCGCCATTCAACACAAGCGTAAAGTCGCCGGTGTCTACGTTCAGGTACGTCGTGCCAGGCGTGTTGTAGTCCGTCGCACGAGTCAGAATAAACGGCGTTGAAACAGTGCCTACCTGCGTAACCGTGTAGATCCCGTTTTGCAGCGCAGAAGACTGGTTCTTTACGAGAATCCGATTGCCGGAATAAATTGTGGACGAGTCAACTAACAGCGCCCCATTTGAGACCGCGGTCAGGGTAGCGCCAACGCCCGACGACCCATTGTTGTAAGTGCAATCCGGCAGAAAATCAGCAGTTGCAAAGTCACAGTTCTGGTGGAACGTCAGACCAGTGGCAATCGCGTCAGCGTAGGCCTTGTTGACAATGTCGTTGTTGCTCGTCGGAGCCGCAAGAACCGTCCCCGATGTGGCGGCCAACGACGTAAAGCTACCCGTCGACGCAGTAGTGGCACCGATAGAAGTATTATTGATCGTCCCGCCTGAGTACGTCCCGCCGGCAATCGTTTTCCCGGTGAAGGTGAGGGCGCTCGGCAAGGAAAGGGTAGGCGTCGTGCCACCACTCGAGGTAATCTCATTTGCCGTCCCAGTCACCGAAGTAACCGGCGCAGTTCCCGAAGACGCCGAGGTAATCCGACCTTGAGCATCCACCGCAACCGTCGCATTAGAGTACGTCGCAGGCGTTACCGCGGTGTTCGCCAGGGAGATGGTCCCGGTCGTCGTAATCGGGCCACCAGTAAGCCCCGTTCCAGTTGCGACCTGGGTAACCGAACCACTGCCGCCGCCACCCGTAGCAGACCACTCAACGTCAGTGGCGCCAGAGTTGACCTTTAATACATAGCCCGCGTTCCCGGTGTAGCTCGGCAGCAGGTTTACTCGAGCCGCGGCCGCTGTACCCGCACCCGTACCGCCACTCCCAACCGCAAGCGTTCCACCTAGCGTGATAGTCCCGGAAGTCGTAATAGGACCGCCGGATGTCGTCAACCCAGTAGCGCCGCCCGAGACATTTACGGAAGAAACACCGCCGCCAGTACCGCCGCCACCAATCGCACCCGTCGTCGTGCGAACCGTCTGCCCGTTCTGGACTACGGGAACAAGCTCGGTACCAGTTAACGCCTGGGCGAAAGGTAGTTGAGTGATCGTTACATTAGCCATTTATATCTCAATACTATCCAGGTTGCCGTTGTTCTCTGGCGTCTGCGTGTTCTGCTCTGGGGACAACACAAAGTTATTATCGCCCCCAACCGTAAGATTATTGTCCTCAATGGCAATGCTTTCGTCTGGCCGCGGAAAGCGTATTGTAATCTTCTCTGTTTTCCTTGCCGGCAACCTATATGGGTCAAAGTTGTCCGCACAACCCTGGTCGCATACCTGCAGCCCCGGAAAGTTAGGATCGGACCTCATAACAGCATGGGCCCTCTTCATTTTACACCTATCGCAGATCGCTATTGAGAGATCGGATAAGCCCCTAGTGTCAAGATATACAGGCATAAGTCACCTGTTATATACAGCAATATTCGGTGCAATGTATATTGGTGACTTTTCTCGTTCTTCTTGCTCGGCCAAATTAAACGATTTTTCTGCTTGAGCAGCCAGATACTGAATGCGAGCAGGGTCAATGCCTGGCAACTCAAGTGCCATCTGATGCGCCAGCATATTCAAAATGGCCATATACCAGCGTTGCGGGATCTCTAGCTCATCTGTTAGGGCACCGACGTCCATTACCTGGCGCGAATACCAAATCACGACTTGAACAAACGGGTCGCTAGGCACCGGCCACAGGTTCATCTGAGCAAGCGGCAGCGTTCGTGTCAACCAAAACTGAAATGGCTGATTTGCAGTGAAATTTTTGTTTGGCAGGTTCGTATAGTCGTCACGATTGAGCTTAGCCATCGTAATTTCGGTCGAATTATTGCCAAAAAACAGCTCCCGAACGACTAAAGTCCCGCCGTTGATGGCCCGCATCCTGTAGTACTGGCAGTTTTGGCCGGTTTCGATGTCAAACCAGAGCCATTGCCCGTTAATCCAGGTCTGCTGCCCCGGCGAATAGAGCGTCTGCCAGGTAATTCCGTCGGTGGAATACTCAAATACAACCGTGATGTTTGCAGAAACGCCTGCAAGTACGCCAATTGACCCGATGTAGACCGGCGAATTGTAATAAACGGATATGTTTCCATTAGTAGATGTTTGAGTACAGACTGTGTCTATGTTGCCGTCAAACGCATTAACGGCAATCCCCGAAGAAGACGAATACGCGCCCTCAGGACGGTTCATCTTGCGATATAGCGCGTTGAGGAGGTCATTGAACCCCACCGGCATATCGTAAACCTGCTTGTTCGCCTGCAGCCCGATGACCTTCTTGTCAATACACCAGTAGTTAATTCCGGTATTGACAAGTTCAGACAAGACAAAATACAGCGACTCTCGAGCGGCATTAACCTGCTCAACCGTCAGCTCTTCGGCAAGCTTTCCCGCACGACGAGCGCCATGATCAATTAACTTCTGAACATTAACGACCGTTGCACTAACCGTTTCGCTATAGGCCATCTACCACCCCGGACAGTTCCATCGTTGCATCGAGGCTCGAGCACGGCTTCCCTTCTCGCTCTTCTCCGCAACCGGACCCATCCGAGCACAGAACGAGTCACGCCTTGCGCCTCCGCCCGGCTGAGGAGCCTTCAGATCGCTTCCAGTCTCGCGGTTGTACTTAGCCCTACCCTTGGCCGTCAAACCCGCTCCCTGGCCCGCTGGCAGCTTCTCACCGCGGCCTATAGCCAAGCTAGGCCCGCCCTTCTTCAGCTTCACGGTCTTGGCTGACTCTTCAAATGCCTTGGCAGTCGGGGCGCCAGGAGAGCC